GTGATTGTTTGTATGAAATCGGGCTAAAGCATGCGCAGCTTGCGCGCGGCGTCGCGCCGCGATTCGCGGCCAATAACCGTGTCAATTCGGCCAATGGCCGTTGGGACTCTACCCCAGGACCAGGGCGCGCGGACCTGGCTGGCCGGACCAGGCCACCAGGCCACCAGGCAGCAGCTGCAGCTGCAGCTGCAGCAGCTCGGCCACCAGCTGGCCGGACCAGCTGCGCGGATCTAATTAATGCAATTAAGGGTAATCGGCCACCAGCTGGCGCGGGTTCGCGGGGAATACTTCGGCAATTAAGCGCAACTGACCAGGCGCCAGGCGCCGGCCACCAGGGACCAGGGACCAGCCGAACCGGTTCGGGTATCAGTACTCAAGCGCCAGGGACAACGGACCAGGGCCCGAAGAGCTCGGGCCAGGTATCAGGACGGCCAGGCCACCAGCTGCAGGGCAGCCACCAGAACCAGGGAAACCCGCGCCGGCCATGGGCGCGGACCAGTTCAGCCACCAGAGCGCCGGCCTGGTGTACTGCAGGCAATAAAAAACCCGGCCAGGTGGCCGGGTTCGGGCTGCAGCTGCAGCGCTTAGGCCACCAGGTCCAACAGCTCGCCGGCCTTTTCCTCTAATTCGACACGGTCGGCCGTCCAGGGAATTTCCCGGGCGTACGCAGTAGCGCCAGTGACGGCGTCCCAAATCGATTCGATCGGGCGCCCTTCGTCGGCCAGGTGCGCTGCCTGGATCCGCTGCGCCACCTTCGGACCAAACCGGCCGGCCAGGAATTGATCCACCTTATCCAGTTTCGCTGCCTGCGCGTCGCGCAGCGCGCCCTCGACATTCGCAGCTGAACTGTTCGCATAATTCGCGAGCGCCGGCTGAACCTGCTCTAAAAACTTATCAGGCGCGCCGGCCGTATGACGAATTTTAATTTCGTCCAGTTCCAGGGCACCCCAGACAATCCTATTCGAGCACACATAATCGAATAGGAAAGTTTTAACCCGCAGCGTCGCGGCGCCCACTTCGGAATTCTGAACGAAGAACCCGCGCGCCAGGGCGCCAGTCTGAGCGTCGCGACGGTTCGGCAGCTCAATTCGATTTTGTTCGTCCGCCAGGAAAATAAACGCGTCACGATCCCCGGCGAATAACGTCGTGTTGTCCTTCGTTATCGCCACGTCGCGGCCGAATTCGCCAGGCACTCGCCACTGGCCGGTCCGGCCGTCGCCGAACCGGTCCACCAGGGCGCGCACAATGTCGGCGTTCCACACTCTCCCGTATTTCGGGCCAGTCATGGCGCGCAGCTGCGCAGGGCTGCCGTCCTGGCCGGCCGTCATGAGAACCTGGACGTCCTCTATATCCCTATCAACCTGCAGGCCCCAATTTATGCAATCCGCAGCCAATGGGGCAGGCAGTCCGCGAAGGTAACCAGCAGGCGCGCCGGCTAAGCTGGCCGCCTGGCCGAATGCCCAATTAGTAGGCGCCACCTGGCCGCCGTTCGGGCCCTCGATTACCAGGCCCCAATCGTTCGCCGTGTTCCCTTCGACCGGTATAGCGCGCAGTCCCCGCGAGCTGATAGTACGGGCTCGGGAAATAGCGCGCTGCGCTTCGAGTACTGCGAGCATTTCATGCAACGAAGTAAAGCGCTCTTCGGCTGGCCGGCTGGCCCACTGCTTACTGCAGTCCATTAATGTCGACATGATGTAATCCTTTCGAAAAGTATAAAAAGAAAAAACCAGGGCGGGTGCCCTGGTTTATATGATACCCGAAAAAATAAGAAAGTTCCCAGTTATTTTTATCCCCGGCCGATATCCCCGGCCACGTGATGACGCAGCAAGCTACCAGGCGCCAGGGACTGGGCGAAGGTGCGCAGCAGCTCGGCGTCATTCGCAGCGCCGGCCGTCCTGGTTTTATGCCACTGAATGGCGACATGGCCGCCGGCCGCGTAGCAGCCGCCGCGCTCTTCAGTTGCAACTTTCCGGGCGCCCTGGCCGTGAGCTGAAAACACAATGATGTAATCGCGCTCAGCTCGGGCACATAATGGCCGGCCATTACCACACTTCGCGCAGCTCTCGACATGGCCGGATTGCTCGGGACAATGAACGAACCGGACGCCCTTATATGTAACCGGCCGCGCCAGGTCCGCGCCCTGGGGCGCCGTAACCGTAACGGGCAGGCCCAGGCCCCAAGCATGCACTGCCTGGTCCGGCGTATCGCAGCTGGCATTAATAACGGTTTTCCCCGGCTGGGGTTTCGGCAGCAGCTCGGGTGCAAAGTGGGAATACGTCCAGGCCTGGCCGCCAGGTGGGACCGCGTCCAGCAGCGCAGCCAGATAAGCCTTATCAATTCGAGCGGCGCCCTGGTCCGCTGCCGGGTGCAGTCCGCAGCTCTTCGGGCAGGTGCCGTATGTGCTGCAGCTGCCGGCGCGATACGTGACGGCGATGGGACCGGTTTTAGAGTTACTGGATACGGTGACGGTTTTTAACATATGGCACCCCCATTTAAGGGAATTAAACCAGGAACCGGGGTCCGAAGAGGCTGACCGGTCCAGTTTAAAGGCCCTGGGGAATCTATCCATTCGATCCGATAAACCAGGCGGGTGCGCTCAGGATTCGCAGGCAGTGGCTGCGAATTGTAAGCCGTCCATATTGCGGTTTTAATACGTCCACGACGTTCGGCCAGGCGCTGCGCGGTGGCGTGTTTTTTGTAACCTTCGGGCCGGCCAACGGCGCGCCCAGTACAGTCGAATATCTGAAACATGTTTTAACCCTTTCTTTAGTATCAGGCCAGCTCGGCCAGGTTGTATCTTACAGGAACCCGGCCGGCCGTCACAAATCAATATTTGCTCACAGATATAGAAAAGTTCATTTCCTGCAGCGCGTCCTGGATTTTATCGCGCATGGTATCGCCACCGGCGAAGGTCCCAAGCGCTTCGGCCAGCTGGTCTTCTATTTCGTCGCGCTTAACGTAATACTCAAGGTGGCCGTCTACCAGTTCGCTAACCTTATCCTCTAATTCGCCCTCGTCGATAAATTCGCGCTCGTCGATCAGCTCTTGAATGCGGTTATCAAAATCATCCGACTGGTTTTCCAGTTCATCGCGAACAATGGCGCGGACCCCGTCCGAGTCACGAGCATTCAAGTCGTCGATAGCGCGCTTTACCCTGGCATCGATCAGCTCGTTAAGATGCGGGGCCAGCAGGCCAGCCAGGGCGCCCAGCAGCTGCGCGTATTTTTCAGCTTGATAAGCCTGGTCTGTCTTCTCCCAACCCTCGCGAATCATTTCGTGAACGTAAGTCATGATGTATTCCTTTCTAGTGTTATGTCCAACATGGACAAGCGTAAGATACCACAAAATTAAAAAAGTTCATTTATTGCGAAAAATGAGCGACGTCAAAAACATAATGAAAAACCTCTTCAATGCGCCCAGGGCGTCGGTCTTCAATGCTTCCCTTTCTCGCTGCTTATCCTCTTCGGCGGTCGGTCGTTTAAGCTTCTTTCCTGGATACCGTCGCACCATCGCCAGCCCCCATCTTTTCAATTTCATTCGCGATCGTGTTCACCACAACCTGAACGGCCGTCATGACGGCGCCCTGGTTATCGGTGCCCTTCGCCACCTTCCAAGCGTAATCGTAAGCCTCTTCGATCGTCATACGGTCACTGAACATATTGCAGCGCAGCTGCTGAATGAGTTCGTCTTTAGTCATTGCCCTTCCCCTTTAATTTGATATTCGAACGTGAAATTACTCCCATCGCCCTTTTGTTCCACATATTCAGGATTCATGTAAATCTCATGCCCTACGTTACGCAGCGCATCGTTTACACGTAAATGCCAACCGTCGCCGGCTTCCACAGATACAGTTACAGTAGCTTCAACTTTCATTTGACTTCCTTTCTAAAAGTATGTTTTCAAGTACTACCCTTCGTATGATACACAAACACATAAAAAGTTCCAACCAGGGGACCGAAGCCCCCTGGCTCAGTATTAGCAGGACCCCGGACCGTTAAAGACCCCCTGCTTATACAACCCCTCCTTATATTGCTCGTCACCATCAAGTAAGCCCAGCTCGGGAACCACTTCACCCCGGCCGGTCAGCTCTTCTCGATACCGCCTGACCATCTGCTCGTTGCTGAACGTCTTGCCGTGACCCAAAGCTTGAGACCCGGTGACAAACGCATTAGCCAACCACTGGCGCAGCTCATCGACGCTGACTGTTTTAAGGTCGCTCATTGACTTTCTCCTGTATATGTTAAAGAACGAAGTGTCAGAAATTTTTCACTGACAACCTAAGTGTATCATACCTAAATCCAAAAGTCAAATCGCCTCATTTCAGCAGCTGCAGCCGAAGCATGTGCCACTGCATCTGCGCCAGGTTACATGCCCAGACGGGCTCCACGTCCACGCCCAGAAATGCCATTGTCCCAGCCTGGTCCCCACGGTATAACCGCAGCTCGGCCGTCCGGCTGGATGTCGTACCAGGTGGGTGATACTGGACCAGAATAAAGGTTGGCACCCGGTAATCCGAATGCTTCATGTGAAAAGCAATCTGGTGGGGACTGAGATTAATCCGCCGGCCAGACTTCACAACCTTCAACTCCACCATCACAAACTTCGCCCGCTGCGGACCCAGGGCCACCAGGCAGTCAGGTATCCCCAGCCCTACCCTGGACTCCAGGCGAGTGATGTGACTATCCGGCAGGTTTTCCTTCAACCTCTTGTACAGACTCGCTTCCGGTTTCACCCTCTACGTCCTCCAATGGTGGAACTGCTTCCAATTCCTTACGGGCCTCGAACGGCGGATCACGCTCTAACGTAATGTCCTTCGCCTCCACGTCCAGGATCGCCTGCGGTGGTGGTCCCCCGTAAAGCTGCTTGATTTCCATCAGCTTACGCTCGACTTCCTCTTTACTCATACTGTCGATCGTGCCGTGACGGATCTCTTTACGCTCTACGTAGATCGTCCCCAGGGCCTGCCCTCTTCGATACTCTGCCTGAACCGCAGCACCAAACGCACCAGCTGCCAGGGCAGCATCACGGATTCGCTGCAGATCCTTCATATGCCGCTCGTAGGTCGTCCCGTACTTAGCAGCCAGCTCTGCCCTGTATTCCTGGATCGCTGCCACTACGTGCGGACTCAGATCAGGGTTCGTAAGCTTCCAGGCCATGGACTTCGCCGATTGGGGTTTGTACCCTGCTCGCAGCGCACACTCCTTCATCGTGACCGTACCGTCCCCAGCCACCAGCTCCTGGACAAAGGTCCATTCCTTCTGCGTCAGCTTCTTACGCTGCTTCTTCAAAGGTGCAACCGGTTTGTTTGTCCTGTTCTGCATCTTATTGGGCAGTACAGGCGGTACATGCCACACGTCTTTGTACGTCATGCGGTTCTCCTACAGACCCAGTAGCCTTCTTCGTTTTCTTTTACAGAGAACTTTCGCCCCACGTAACGCCTGTAAAACGTCTTGAGAGCGTTCCGAGCCGCAACGGCATGGTCGTGACTGTCCAACAGTATGTAATCGTCAAGAAGCATGGCTTTGAACGGATAACGAGCCCGTCCCGTCAAGAGGTTG